GATGCTAGAGGTAGTGGTTGTGATTGTGTTTGTATCTCAACTGTTATTGCTGAAACAGGAGTAGGCACAATCTTTATATTAGAGTTGTCTCTTCTTGTATAATATCTTGGAGTTCCTGTAGATGCACTAACAGGCCAATAGTCATTAACATACTCTGATGTTCTTTGTAATAGATTAGTTATAGTTGTACCTGTACTTACAATGTAGTTTACATTACGTACAATACGTACTCTATCATTTAGTGGTACAGCACCTGCATTACCAGAGGATACTGACACACTTGTATACTCAGTCATACCTTGATCATCTAGATCTTTGACTAAACGAAACTCTGTCTTCTTAACAAACGAAGACACTTGAGTAGAGAACTCAGTAGAGTCATTCTCAGTTGTGTTAATCAAATCTGTTTTTAGATATGAAAAGGTAGTCATATCTTAACCTAAGTATAAAGTAATTGTAGGAACCATTGTTCCTGTTCCTGATGTTGCAACACTTACAATACCATTAACACCAACTCCCATGTCTCCTATATACTGATCATTAGAATCTAACGCACCTACACGATACCTAATAGCTGTTCCTTTAGCTGTCTTGTTAGTAATCTGTTTGCTACCTGTAATAACAACCTCACCTGCAAGAGTAGAATATGTATGTATTGCTAAAACTCTTGTTGTTGTTGGTGAATTTTGTCCTATGCCTTCTTCGCCTACAGTTAGGTTACTATCAATATAACGAAATCCTGCTATGATTGCACCATCACTGCTTACGTTTTGTGCTACTTTAACATTTGTACTCATATCATCTCCTTATAATAATGAGGAAGAGGTTTCCCCCTTCCCCATATATTAATTAACCTGCGCTACCAAAGAACCCACGCCAATCAGAAACACCAAAGCTATAACGCTCCCGTGCCTTGAAACGAAGGTTACCAGTGTCGAAGTCTGGCTCCATCTTAGTTTGAAGAGGAGTACGGTTGAACATCTTAGTACCATTAGGTACGTCAGTCTTGACAAAGTAAGCGTCAGTGTCTGTGAACCTTCGGTTGATGTAGTACCCATCTGGTAGCATACCTAGATGACGAGTAGCATTGATTGCATTCGTATTAGGGTTAGCACCTGCTGCACTCGTTTGAGTGTTGCCGGGACTAGATAAAACACGATCTGCAATAGCCCATGAGTCAACTGGGATATGTAGACTTACTGCACTTGCACCAATTAAGATACCACGATCATCAGCAATCTTTTGGATGTTCGTTAGAATGGTTTCAAGTGTAGCCTCTGACAGGTCAGCAGCAGCAGCTAAGTTGCTTTGTGCGCCAGCAGAGATTGTTGGGTGTGCAGCAGAAAAGAATGCAGCCCCGTCACCAATGACATCTGTGAAGCCATTGTTGAATAGGTTTGCAGCTTTAACCTGCTTAGTGTTAGCCATTGCACGGGCAAGACCTTTAGCACGAAGCTTGGCAAACGTATCATATAGATTGTCTTCCATTGCTTCTTCTGTAATAGCAAATGCTAATGCTACAGTCTCAGCCGTATAACGGGCTACGTAACTTTCTTGTGCGTCATCATAAGTAACGGCAGCACCTTCACCTTTAGTTGGGGCAGACCCAAAACCAGTGAATAGTACTTCTTCTTCAAAAGCACGATCTGAGTTTTCTACTTCGTAGAGAGGTTTATGTTCATCATTAACTTCTCCATATTCAACTCCAAACACAGCGTTTAAGCCGGGTAGGAGTTCTTTACTAATACTAGCTCTATTTATAGCCATAATAAATCCTTCCTATTAAGCAGTAGATGCTGTTGCCGTGACATAACGATCACGGTGTGTGTTAAGAAATACTTCCACGATTGGAAATGCGTCAGTGTCACTTTCATCAGGATACTGCGCTCTACCTATAACCCGTGCAGGAAGTTCTGTTTCTGCACCTGAAGAGGCCATTAAGTAGTAACTAGATTGACCAGTTACAGTACTTCCCGAAGATGCTGTTGAACTGACTGTCACATTGTAGTTTCGTACAACGAGAGCTTCAGCAGCAGATAAGGTTAGTGAACATTGAATATGATAGGTCTGATCTGGATCAGTTATCACAAAGAATTTTATATCTGTGGCACTTGTTCCACCCGGCCAATACCGNGAGAATTTCTGCTCACCATTTTCAACATATTGACAACCCATGAATACTCCAGAAGGTTTAAGGCTTGTAGCAATAAAAGGACTTATTGTTGTAAAGCCAGCACCGGGAAGTACCACTGGATCACCAGTGAAAATGTTGTTAGAAGGTGTACCAGCTAGGCCAGTAGATGACCAAGCAATGATATCAGTTACAGCTTCATTATTGTAACCTCCACCTTTTTTACGAGCAGGAGTAAAGCCACGAAATGCTTTAGTAGTAGACATGTGTTTCTCCTATAGTTATAGGAAGACTAATCTTGAAAAGATGGTTGTCTTCCTGTTGTTCTTACTGATTTACTTGTATTAGAGATAGGCATACGAGAGTCAGAGTTTTTCATAAGTTGTGCATTCACCGCATCCATCATGTTATTTGCTTTATTCTCATAGTACTTTCTCCTAGCCGTCACACGGTTACTTGGTATTTTAGCAAGTGCTAAGTCTCCACGACAGACTGTACCAGTATAACGACCATCTTCCTTCACGAAGGATGTAATAGCTAACTCAGGAACTTCATCAGGAGTAACAAAAACCCATCCCTGTTGTTGTTTCTTACCAACATTAGAAATGTCATCTTGACCTTTTACAGATATGCGTAACCAACGTAGTGACATTCCGTCACTGTCGAATCGTGCTTCTACCTCTGGAGGTATAGCGAGGGCATCTGGCTCCTCAAAGACAAATTCTTCTTCTCTTGTTTTAGCTTCTCGTTGTGTATTACTACGTGCTTCATTTCGTGTTGTCATTCTTTATCTCCCACGCTACAGTATGTTTGTATAGCCATCTGAGTCATCAACTTTTAACTTCTCAGCAGCATATTTTTCAAGTGGTATATTCCATTTCTGGGCTAGTGCAACATCTTCTTTAGATAGTTTCACTTTCCTAGAACTAGATGAGGAAGAGCGTGATCCCCCAGATACTACTTGAGCAGGAGTTGACGTAGATCCCTGCACACGTTCTTGACTTTCTCCCAACTTCTGAGGAAAAGCCTGTTTAAGCCTGTTATCAATCTCTTGGTAAAAGTCTTGATCCGCTGGATCATATCCTTCTCCTTTTAATTCTGCATCAATAGCAAGTGCAGCAGCAGTCATAACATTGTCTTTACCAAACCAATCATTCTTAGAAGCCCAATCTTCAGCCCTAGGATCATTAGCAGGTTGCTGCCTAACTTGTTGTTGAGGTTGAGGCTGTGCTTGTTGTGGCACATCTTCAATCTCTTGATAATTATTCTTAGCAGCAGTTACAGACTTAAGATCTATCTGAGCATCATTAAGCATTTCTTGTGCCTTTAGTACTCTATCTTTATCACCTTCTTCAAATGCTTCTGTATATACTGCTCTTGCTAATTCTATCTTATCAGTTAATTGTTTTTCAGAAGCATCTAAACTAGACTTACCTAATGTATTTACTTCTTTGTCTTTCGTTCTGAGGTTCGTATTTAGTTCCTCATTTTTTTGGATGAGGGCTTGTATATGTTCATCCCTTTCTTTACGTTGACGAATAAGCTGTCTTATTCTTTTTTCTGCTCCCTTGGTTTCTATACCATCTAACTCTGGAGCTTTTTCTTCTTCTTTAGATTCAACGACTTCTTTTTGGGTTTCTATTTGAGGTGTCTCTTCTTCTTGCGGTTCCTCAAACTCTATTTCTATTTGATCTTCTTGCCCTGCATTCGCAACATCTACGTTGCTCCACTGTTCTTTTTCCATTTTTTATTCCTTACGTTGCTCACGAAACAAACGATTTACGTTATGTTGTTAATATATTATAACACACAATTTACGTTTCCGCAAATTATGCTGAACCTTTTGTTAAATTAAATGTAGGATCAAGGTCTTTAGCATCTTGAACCCTCATGGTAATCTGATCATCAAACAATAAAATAAAGCGAACACCTTTATAGAACAGCTTAGTTCCTAAGTGTTTACCATACGATACATGATCTCCTATCTTACACCATGCTCCAGTAGGAAATTTATCTTTATCTATATAAGCTAAGTCTCCTATTGCAATAACTCTACCTACTGTAGTTAAGTAAGACATATCATCTCTAGTAGAATCAGGAATGAATATACCACCCTTGGTTTTACTTTTAACTGATACTGGTCTTACTAGTACATGATAACCCGGAAGTTCTGGTAGAACATCTGGATCTTTTGCTTCTTCTTCATCTGTTATCCATAGATCATTCTTAATTGAATTACCCATATGTG